AAGTAAACAATATTGGTATAACTGCTAATACTATTTTTTGTCCTAAATCGCCCATTTTTTAAATATTAAGTTAAATAAATAATGTAATGAAATTATTACACAAATAAAACAAAAAGCAATAGTTAAAAAACTATATAACAATAGTGTTATTAGTGTATTAAAAAAGTAAGATATATAAAAATATAACAATTAAAAGATGTATTACGTAAGTAATTGCTTTTATAGGATTAAGATCCCATTTACCTGCTACATGAATAGTAACATCATCGTGTCTAAATAAAAGAACAGTCAAAAAATTTGCAATAACTTCTACTGAACCTAAATAAATTACAAATGCACGATGTATATAATAATATAATCCTATAAAGAAAAATCCAATTGTTTTTAATTTTAATTTAATGTTTTCTAAATTCATTTTTTATCTTCTTCTTTATTTGGATCTTTATAAGTTAATGTAGAACTTTCTTGTTGAGTATATTGTTCAGCTTGTGGAAAATGAGATTCAGTATATTGAGCTGCTTCATATGCCCCTGGCTTACCTTGGTAAACATTTGATTTAATAGCTCCGCCTATTCCAAACTTAACAGCCTTACCTGTTCCTTTTTTTTGGATTCCTATTCCAGCCATTTTAATTATTATGGTTGTGGTTGATACATTGGGCCTGGGCTTGTGTATCTGTCTGTAAGTAATGTTACTGATGCTATGCTTGTAAATGTAGAAACATAAATTCCTTGTGGAAATAAAATTCCATATTCAGGTATGTTTAAACTAACTACTAAATTTGTTGGTACTTGTGCTTTAAATAAAGTTGTTCCAGTAGCAGAAGTTGTTTTAAGTTCTAATGTTCCTGTTCCGCCGCCGCTTGATACTAAAATAACTCCTTTAAGTCTTATAGATGGTGCAATAACTACTGTACTTGTTGCTGCACTAATGTATGTCGCTTGAATATCTGATTTAAAACTCATAATGCTATTTTACCTAATATTTACAGGGACGTAAAGTACGCCCCTGTAAATTAATTTAATTATGCCCCTGCAGAACCGAAGATTCCTCTAGGATCAGACCAACCGAAGCTGTATCTTTCTCTAGCTTTGAATCTAACGTTTCCAGTGTCAAAATCACCTTCAATCGCCGTTTTGATTGGCGCTCTAACGAATTCTTTTAATCCGTTTGGAGCATCAGTCATAATGAAGAAAGCATTCGTGTCAGTTAAAAAGTGATTAACTCTATAACCTTCAGGAATCATTCCCATATTCAACATAGCGTTGATATCATTCTTAGCGAATGAACCAGTTGTAGTCAAAGGAGATTTTAAGATTCTCTCAGCAGTGAATTGTAATTCTTTTGGAATTACCAATTTTCTGCCTTGTAGAGCAACTTTTAATCCTCTTTCATCAACGAATGCAGCAATATCAATTAATGATTGCTCAAGTGATGTTTCAGACAAATCCGCAGCAGTTGATAATATGTTTCTAAATGTTCCACCACTAGCAAGAGGGTGATTGTTTGCTAATAAAGCAACTCCATCACCACCTGTGTAAGATGAACTGAAACCATTATTCAAAACGTTTGCAGCAATTGTTTGTTTAGTTTGTGACATAGAACGAGCTAATGCTCTTGTGTATCTAGCAGCAAGTCTATCGTAAAGGTTATCTTCGATAGCTTCTTCAGTGATAGCAAACGCCAAAGCAATTGTTTGGTGAGTGTATCTAGCTGTGTAGGCTTCTGTAGCTTGGTCGAATACTACTGGAGCGCCTTCTTGCTTGATTTCCGCACTGCCGAAACCTGTAAGCATTACTTCTTCTTCAAATGCTCTCTCAGATGTTTCCATAGAGAAGATTTCTGCGTGTTCGTTGTCGTATCTATTATATTCCAGGCCGAATAAAGCATTCAATCCTGGCTCTAGTTCTTTAACTAGCTGATTACGTGTTATAGCCATATGTTTATTCTCCTATTATATGCCTGACGTAGCTGATTTGTAGAAATGGTTATTAATTCTAACCATAATATTACAATTAACTGCAGCAACATCACTATTTAAAGGATCTTGCGATATGTCAATTGCTTGTACTACAAATGTAGAAGCTGTTCCTGAATTGCTCACGTCTAATTGAACTTGAGATATTCCAGAAAGTGTGCTTCCGCTTACGTTTGTTAGTGAATAGTTTTGAAACAAATCCGCAACTGCAAAAGTACCGTTAGCATCGATTTCAAATACTGTGTCTGGGCCATCAATTACGAAAGCTGTTATGTCAGTCGCATTGATTGAACCTGGATAGTAATTTCTCCATGTCGGTTTTTGAGTTGTAGGATCTGTATAAAACACACCATTAAAAACACCCACAACAGCTGTAGAAGTGTTAGCAAGAGCTCTAGTTACTGTTCCAGTAGTTTGCGGTATTACCACATCACCTTGGAATATAGCTGTAGAGTTATTCGCTGCAATTCTATATCTGTTTTGAGCATTAATAAATGGACTTCCATTTAATTGTCTAGATGGTCTAAGACCAAACTTTCCAACTGTATTTGCCATTTTATACTCCGTTTGTTGTTATGTTTATTTTACAGTAGTTGACCTTTGCCAAATAATTATGACTTACGTCCACCACCAAAAGTTACTCGAGACTGTCTATTAATATTAATAGCCATCCCTGGTCGTTGTTCCTTCATAAGGTCATTATCAATCGCTGTCATTCTGTCTTGAGTAATTTTTCTAAAATACTCCGCGCGACTTTTAACAATCTCTTCTGGTATCCTTGCCAACACAAGGCCGCCAACCCCGATCAAACCCGCGTATTGTCCATCACGAATAACTGGGTAGTCATGGTCTCCTAAAGAATTTTTAATTTCTTCAGATCTCACAAATTCCCAACCTTCTCTAAGTTTTTTAGATACGTTTGCAGTATCTTGAAAACCCATGGATTCAACTCTTATCCATCTATGACAAAAGCCGACTGGCGCAGGTGGTGCATCCAGACTTGACGGTGGAGTCCAAGGCTTATTACGAAGTTCCTTGTTTCTTACTTCTGACTCGCGTGAAGTTCTATTTTTTATTTTATCGCTCATTATACCTCCTTCACGTATTTAGCGTACTCTTCTAGTGGCACCCCTAATTTTTTAGCAATAGCCACCTGTGACTTGGTGAGTGTCACGGTTCTGCGTCCTTGTTGTTTTCTTCCAGCTGAAGCCACAGTTTGGACGGGTTTCTTTGGCTCATCTGAAATCTCAGATTCCTGAGATTTTGTAACAAACTTATGAGGGAATAAATCCTTCATGCGTTTATCTACCTCATTATAGTACTCATCGCTCTCTGCGTCAAACCCCTGACTTACCAAGTCATCGTGAAGCAAAAATGCCGAATTCGTCATATATTTATCATTACCAAACCAATCGTTTTTCTCAGCCCAAACTTTAGCTTTAGGACTAGGTGGGGTAACTTTTCTTTGAGGTGTTATTGGTTGCGCTTGTTGAGCTTTCTGTTGATCCTCAAAAGATTTTTTAGCTGAAGCTCGTTCGCTCATAACAATACGTGCTTTTTCTTTTTCAACGGATAACTTAGTTAACTCATCATTTGCTTCCATTATTTGAGTAGCGTCTTGAGCTTCGATTGCAGATTTAAGTTTAGACTTAACCTGTTCTCTTTGCGCATCAACCCTTGCATCAAATTCTTTAATATAGTTATTATCTACATCTAAATATCTAGCTTCTGTTTCTGAATATTTCTTTTGTAGACCTTTAGCGTATTCTAAAGCAGCTGTTTCTCTTCTTTCTGCTTCACGTAATCTATAAGTAATCTTATCAATACGTTTTTTAACGCTTTCAGTATATTGGCTTAAGTCATCAACTTCAGGTTTGCCTTCTGTCTTTTTTTCTACTCTAACTTTAAGTTCAGGTGCATCTTCTGTTTCTTGAATTTGAACATTTGGTCTTTCTTCTTTATTGTTCTTTTGTTCATGAGTTGTATAACCTAAATCCACTTCACCTCTATTTAAACTAGGTGCTTGTGGTTTGTCATTAGACTTTTCTTCTTTAACTTCTATTGAAGTTTCTTTAACACCATCCAGGTCTAATTCAACTTCTGGTTGTGTGCTTACTACTTGTTTGTTTTCCATGTGTATCCTCCTTAGTACATGTGCAGAATATCAGCAGGGTTATCAATCTTAGCAATGATTTCATCATCATTAAGAATTCTAACTTCTCCGCCTTCTATTCTGAATCGGCTACCAGCATAACGTCCAAAAATTACCCAATCACCTTCCTTGCACCAAGGACCTAATGGAAATTTTTCTTTATCTCTAAAACAAAGATTTCCCATTTTAAGAACGTAAGCACAAACTGTTGTCATTTGGATTGTATCTTTAACTACATCAGATAGGAT